CGGGTGGAGGGACTGAGTTCCCTCAACAGGGGGCATAGAGTTCTCTATGATAGTTTACCCCTGTACTTCACGGTTTCGCGTGCCGATTGTAGGGTGCTTGCGAGGCTCCCTTACGTCCTTGACTCCCTCCACCAGATTCGGCCTAGGTAGTCTTGACGCTTTTCTCCGACCCGTGCCTGCTTTATCCCCCTGCCTATGCGGTAGGGATTATTCAGCCACACCCTCCAGCGAGTGCCCCCGCTGGAAACTTAATAACAAGTTTAGCATGGTTATCTAATCTTGTCAAGAGTCGGTGCCGAGAGAATCGAACTCTCCATCCCGTAGGACGTGGTTTACAGCCACGCGCAACAAGCCAATAGTTGCCTCACACCGATGGCTGGCCCCACCCGGCTCATTCGTCCGGGCAGGAACCAGCTTAAATTGTGGTAAGATATACGCCGAGTTTTATGTAGGTCGCCCAGCTATGTTTCCAACGCCGCCCCATTGAGGGAGTCTTACCTGAGTTCCCCAGGTCACTTTCCCGTTCAAGCGGTAAAGCAGGGGTGGAAGGAATCGAACCCTCGCCAGAGGTTTTGGAGACCTCTGCGCTACCACTACACCACACCCCTAAGTGCGACGACAAAAATAGCCGTATTAACTACGTTATCATACGAATCCCGTTTTGTCAAGTTTTTTTGGCCTAATCTTGGATCAACGCAGAAAACTTGACAAATAAGATTGTTTGTGCTATAATCATTGCTTAGTAAGCGCATCATATATGCGATAATAGTAGGAGTGGCATGGCGCAGAGAATGAGCATGACCGCCAAGAGGCGCGTGGCGGAGGTAGAAAAGAGGCTGGACAATATTCAGGCCAGCGTGGGTCGATTGGATGAGGACGTTATTACTGAGCTATTTCGACGTGCCTCTATCTCAGCCGCTCCGGACGGTTTTCCTGCAACTGCAGTTGCGGATCGGACTTCAGGCAGCAAGTCCTCGGACGACGGCATCGGGAGACCCACGGAGGAACTGGCCCTTCGGAATATAGCGGGCTATCGGGTCCAGGACCCCGTGAAGAAAGTAGCCGAGCGCGTATTGACCCTAATTCGGGAAGCTGATTTCAAGCTTGAGGACGCTCTCACCGCTTTAGAACACGCCGCCTTTTCAGTAGAAGAGGCCAAGCAGCGCCCGACAACTATCCCCTGTCTTATTTGTCAAGAACTCCCAGCCGAAAAGGCTGGGTTTTGTATGTCTGACTATAACGCCTGGTGGAACCATGGGAAGCCGGATCGGCAAGCCTGGATTTCCTATAAGACAGGGCTTCGGAACTCAAATAACGAGGTTCTGGTAGAGGAATGCCCCGTGCCGTCAGCCGGAAATGAGGCTCGCCGGGGACCGTGGAAGGGTCAGAATGAATAGTGCTGACGACCTGACGACTTTTGACGAAAACCCTGCTACCAGGGAAGATAACCAAAATGATATACTAAGTATTGATTTAGTGGAATCAGTGTCTCCGCAACCAACTGATGCCGAGTTTCGGTATCTAGGGTTAACGACCCGACAGATTCGGTTGTTAGAAGGCCAACCTGATTTCATACGACAGGAAGTGTATGACGAAGCACTCCGCCTGCTCATGGAGCGGGACTACGGAAGTGACTCGCTCAGCGACTTCTTAGCCACTTAGGAGGAAATGGCTTGTCGGAGAACGAAGATTTCGTCTTCCCAGAGCGCGACTTTGTTGGAGCGGTCGGGAGCGGCGAAGAACAGCTTATCCAGACAATCGGACGTGAGAACTACGAGGCCATGCGTCAGCGCCAGGCCGATAATCACGAAGCCGAGATGGCCTTGCACTTTGCACAGGCCCGCAAGCTGGACGGTCAAGGTTTCTTTTGGACAGCCCTGGGCTGTGCCATTCAAAAGTTATTTGAGCTAGAAACTGTAGATGAGTAAGCCGCCCGAATGTGGAAGCGAGACCTGCCCAAGCTTGGCAGATCACGTCTTCTACCCTAACGCACGCCGCGTTGAAGAGCTAGCCCTATATCTCTGCCTCTACTGCAGAGACAAGGTTTTGGAGACCAAGGGACCTAAGCAGAATATGTACAACGCCGTGAATGCGTTCATTAGGAAGTCCATTGAGCAATCCACAGGAGCCTCTTAACCCTTTTGCGGAGGCATTTGGGGAGGCACTGAGTCCGTCTGAGATAGACGTATTCACCCCGCTACGATACATCCCCACCCCTAAGCAGAAGAAGTTCCATAAGCTTAGCCGTGATAAGATCAACGCGATCCTCTACGGTGGAGCAGCCGGTGGTGGCAAGTCTGCCGCCCTGATGATGGAAGGGATGCACAACGCAGCCAACTACCCCGGCATGCGGATTGCCTGCATTCGACGCACCTACGGTGAGTTGGAAGAGTCATTCCTTGCTGAACTCGCTAAGCGAGACTGGGGCGCACCCCTTAAGGACATTCTCAGTGGCGCTCCCCGCTGGAATGGCTCTGAGCACGTTCTAAAGTTCCCGAACGGCTCACTAATCAACTTCACTTACGCCGAGAACGAGAAGGATGCTTCCCGACTTCTCGGTGGTGAGTATCAGTTGTTCCTCATTGACGAGGCTTCCCTTATGGGACCGTCAGTGTTGCAGAGAATTGAAGAGCGTCTTCGCTCTGGTCGTCGTGACCTTCCCGTGATCGGGCTACGCCTTGCAACGAACCCAGGCGGGGTATCTCACTCCTACTTACGCCAACGCTTCATCACCCCTACCAATCACGGCAAGGACATCATCCAAGACGATGATGACCGCACCATCGCCTTCATTCCGGCGAAGGTCACTGACAACCCTCACGTTGACAAGGGCTACATTAAGGTTCTGAATTCCATCCCGGACCCTCAGCGTCGTGCAGCGATGCGAGATGGTGACTGGGACGCCGCTCCAGGGCAGTTCTTTGAACAATGGAAGAGAGACCGCCACGTTATCAATAACGCTGACTGGCCTGGTCCTCCCGTTCCTCCTGCCGAGTGGCAACGCTATTGCGGTATCGACTGGGGCTGGCGAGACCCTTGGGCTGTCGTTTGGGCAGCTTGCGACAACGACGGTCGCTTGTGGGTCTACCGCGAGAAGTACGGGTCGTTCATAGACACCGCCGACCAAGCAAAGATCATCGTGGAGGACGAGGTTCATGCTGGCGAAGATTTTGTCATCAGGGTCGCTGACCCTTCCATGTGGGGCAACCGTGGCACAGAGATGTCCATTGCCGCACGTTACGCACTTAATGGTTGCGGTCTCCAGCAGGCCGACAACGACAGACTGACGGGCTGGGCACGCGTCCATGACTACCTCAATGAAGGCCCTCCTTGCGAATATCATCGTGAGAAGGGTTGGGAGACTTGCCCTAATCTGCATGTTTTTGGCGACGAGTGCCCGAATTTCGTTGACACAATCCCTGCACTCCCAAGATCGGACACCAACCCCGACGACGCTATGACTAAGGGGGTGCCGGACCACATGCCGGACGCCCTACGTTATCTGTGTATGTCTGTAGGGACGAACGCTCGCCCGATTTTCTACGACGACGACCCTTCGCTTACCGCTCCCATTCCAGCCTCCGATCAGGAATTAATCGCAGCCCACTATGCCCAACTTGGATTAGAGACGAAGCCCATGGTGGGCGGTCTCTTTGCGGGCAATCTCGGGATGACCTTCTAATACGGAGACTCAATGGCAATCACTAGGCTGAGCGCGCAGATTCAAGAGGCCGCTCAGAGAGCGCCTAAGACGTTCCCCGCGCCACCACGCGTAGGTTACGTCCCTGGCATTCCACTAGGCGGCGCAACTGAAGACAATCCAGGCCAGAACACTACGTCTGGTGCCCTGGACCGTCGCACTTGGATGGATCAGCTATTCCAGGCTTACCTGTCTTGCCCGTGGGTTGCTGACTGCATCGACGTTATCGCACACTCCGTCACCGCTGGTGGAATCCAGTGCGTGCCGAACTCAGTTGACTTCCAGAACCGCGCTGATGTAGTAGCGCCGGACACGCCTACGCCGGTTGCCAAGGTGCAGACGCTCATGGAGTACGTCAACGAAGAGGACGATATTCGCCAGCTTATGGTGGGTGTCATCACCGACCTGCTCATCTTTGGAGACTCCTTCACTGAGGTTGTCTACAAGGACGGCGACCCAGTAGCACTGTACCCGCTGGACCCGCGCACCATGGAAGTGTTGGGTAACGAGCACGGTAAGGTTACTGGGTACTTCCAGCGCATGGAAACCGGTCAGGAAGTAAAGTTCGCTCCTAACCAGGTCATCCACGTCAAGCTTCCTGCTCCCGGCGCGGGACTCTACGGTGTCTCTCCG